AAAAACCTTTAGAAAGACCATTTTTATAATTGCATTTGTTCTGCATACGTATAACACTTAACAAATCGCCTGGCTGCAACTAGGCAAAACCTAAAAACCACACACCATTATGAGATTTAATCCAGATTTTTTTGAACCGTCTGAAGAGCCTGAAGAAGTTGGCTTGGATGAATTATTAGTCGAGAGTAAGACTCGGACAATAGATACTCTGAGCGAGTTACCTAACGAGCACAAGGAGCAGCTTGAAGAGCTACGGACTCGCATCAATGAGATGACCGAGCACGAGGAAAAACTTAAGCCCGAGCGCGATGGCTCGGTTACTTATACTGCTTTTCAAGAACTTCAAATCATGCATTTGCAACAAGAGGTTAAACAGATCCACGGCATGCTTTTAATGCTGGCCAAAGCAATAGATAGTAAACGCGACAAAGACGGGGAGGCTAAATAGATGACTATGGATGCAGAAAAAAAGGCGGAGTTATCAGAGATCATGAAGGGCGATCTTCCGGTCATTAAAATTGGTAAGACTTGGGATGAAATGTTCACCCATATGGATCTTGAAATGGAGGAGGATACCAAGGCCATGCTCGTAGCATGGGGCAAAGAGGTTGCTACCGATGATGAATATGCGGAGATCGCTATTCGTCGTGGGCTTGAGGAGTTTATTGAGAAGTACGGAGATAAGGAGGATGCGAGCGATGAAGATAACAATTGAGAATCTAGGTGCTGAATTTAGTGCGGATATCGCAGATGACTGCGCCCTTGATCAGGTCCTAATAGCTATGAAAGGTTTGCTTGTGGCCGCCGGCTTTCATCCTGTGACTGTCGACCAAGAAATAATCCCCAATGACTGGGCAATATCGGAGGTATTTAATAGTGAGCAGTCCTGAAGAACATCATGAGCTCGGGCCGAGCACATTAAAATATGTAGAGATCTGCCCGAGCTATCGAAGCAGTAATGAGACCAATATATTTGCTGAGGAAGGCACGATGCTTCACTCGGCTGCAGAGACCGGGAATATGGATGGTTTAAACGATGAGCAGATCCGATTGGTCGTATCCTGCCTTGATTATATTCAACCCTTGGAGGATGCCGCAGATGATATCTATAAAGAATTACGAACAACCATTCGTCATGGAGGAGAGTAGCGATGGATATCGACTTGTCCTTCTCTTTGATCGAAGTCCTGTGTTGGCTTCTGGGATTATACAGCGCAGTGACGGGCTTTATATTAATACTCCTGACGATGTGTTACCTGTGTACGCATTCAAAATGGAAAAAGAATTAATGAGATTATTAAAAGATAACCTGGAGGCTTGGTATGAGTAGCAGCAAAATATTTGGAACAGTTGATCGAGTAATCATTAAAGGTACTCATGTTGACTTGGTTGATTTTAAATTCGGCGTTGGAGAAATTGACGATGCTGATGTGAACATACAGGGGCAGGCGTATCTTCTTGGGGTCATGGATAAATTCCCAGAGCTACAGACTGCTACGGTTCATTTTATAATACCGCGCCGTGATGAGGTATTGACTCATGATTATAGCCGTTCGGACATGGAAGATATTCGACTGCGCATTAACATGATAGTGGAAAAGGCCGAGCTTGAGACCGCCGAAGCGATACCTAATACCGAGGGCTGTAGGTACTGTAAGCACAAACTTTCATGCCCTGCCCTATCTGAAAAGATGTTACCATTGGCTAAGAAATATAGCGCGAGTGTTGAAGACTTTGAGATGAGCCTTTGGGACAGTTACAGCCCGGAAAATGTTGAGAATCCTGTCGTCCTAGCCAAGATGCTCAATGTCGCACAGGTTGTAGATAAATGGCAGGCTGCTGCAAAGAAACAGGCAACAAAATTGGCTGTCGAACAGGGTGAGGAGATTCCAGGGTACGATTTACATTATCGAACTGCTAGCTTGAAGATTGAAGATACTCAAGGTGCATACGATGCGGTTGAACATTTGCTCAGCCCTGATGAATTCATGAATGCTTGCGATATTAGCCTTTCGAAGCTTGCTAAGAAATACTCAGAGAAATTACCTCGCGGAGAAAAGAAGACCGCTCGGGGCACTATAGAATCGAGCCTTGAAGAGTCAGGAATATTGCCCGCAGAAGAGGATCGGGACCGGAGTCCATATTTACGGAAAAGTAGAAACCTTTAGTTTTGAATTCCGTGTATAACATTTCACATACAATACAATAACAAATAAATAAAAGGAGATATATAAAATGGCTAAAACAGCATTATCAGAAAAGCAGTCCGAGGAGACTGCATTAACAAACGCGAGCGGTGACATCATTGAGGGCAGTCCTACTGCATCATTGACGATTCAGCCCGGCGCGGGATTGGTGGGGGACTTCGATGCTAGCGATATCAGCTTTCCGAAGTTACAAATTGCTCAGGGTGTTGGCGCACTGTCTGAGACATTCAAGAAAGGAACTATTGTTCTCGATGGCGAGTTCGATATTAGTGATGGAACGAGCGATGTAGAGATTACTGTCTGCCGGATTGGAAAGATGTTCGAAGAAAATATCGAATGGGATTCCGGCGAGATTCCACGGATATTCAATTCTAAGGCTGAGGTTCTCGAAGCAGATCCGGAAGCTACCTTCGTCTGGGCGGATGGCACACCGGCTAGCTGGAAACCAATCGCTGATGCACTTGTATGCATTAAGGGCAAGGATCCAACTAACTTTCCATTCGAATTCGACGGGAATAATTATGCCTTCGCAATCTGGAGAATTAAAGGAACTGCATATAAGCATGCAGCGGTACCGATTTTTACAGCTGCGAAAATGTATTATCGTGACGGGATCAATGTCGGCTCGTTCCAGCTTACTACTCAAAAGGTAAAAGCCGGGAACAATGTCGTCCATGCTCCTAAGCTTCGCAAGGGAGCCCGGCACGACAAGAAGTTCGTCGAATGGCTCAAGGATTTTAGCTGATTCATAGGACAGCTAATCTCATGTGGTGTGAGAATACGGAGGGCGGGGCAATCCCCTGCCCTCCCACACCGCGGAGCTAATAACCACACACCATAATCACACCACAAATGAGTAAACAAAAATTTGCAGCATTGGACTTCGAGACATTTTATTCGAAGGACTATAGCATCCAAGGTAGTAGCACCTACCAATATGTGCATCACCCAGAATTCGATGCCTATCTAGTTTCAATATGGAGCCCCGAACATAGTTATGTCGGTAGAACCGATGAATTTAAGGATTGGAAGAAGTTCGATGGGTACACCTTTATCGCACACAACGCATCATTCGATCAGCGCTGTTTTGAACGCTGTGTCGAACTGGGCATCATTCCAGACATTGATGTCTCATGGGTCTGCACCGCCGACATGTGCGTATACTTTCAATATCAAAGAAACCTAAAGGGTTCAGCCAAGGAAATCCTTGGCGTATCCATGGACAAAGAGGTCCGCAATAACATGAAAGGTAAGACCTGGGATGACATGATTGCGATGGATGAATCCAAGGCTGTCCTTCAGTACGCCCTGGACGATGCGAAATACACATATCAAATCTGGGAAAAGCTTTGGCCCCTTTGGCCTGAGACCGAAAGACTTTTGTCCCATCAAACACGGACAATGGCTTATCGCGGTTTACCGGTAGATCTGAGGAAGGTTGAGGAAGGTATAGATAAATTAGAAGGGCATCTTTTTGAGGCTAAGACCAGTCTGCCATGGTATGGAGAGATCGATCCGGATACCAAGAAGGAGTATGTTGTTTACTCCAAAAAGGCTATGGCGATTGAATGCCGCAAGGCTGGTGTAGAACCTCCTAAGAGCCTCGCCAAGGACAGCGAAGAGCTAGCCGATTGGATTAGAGAGCATGGAGATAAGCTGACCTTTGTATCCGCGATGCAAAATTATAATCGCATTAACATGCACTTGCAGCGGACCAAATCTGTTAAGGATAGATTAACTGACGAAGGTCGCATGAGTTATAATCTGAAATATTTCGGAGCAGATGCTACGGGACGATGGAGTGGAGATGCTGGCTTTAATGTACAGAATATGCCACGGGATACTAAGTACGGGGTCAACATTCGTAATGTCGTATCCCCGGCCAAAGGAAAGACCTTAGTCATATCTGATTTATCTCAAATCGAGCCGCGGTTGACTGCATTCCTCGCTGGCGATGATGATTTCCTTGAGCTCGTGTCCAAAGGCATGAGCCCGTATGAAGCCCATGCTAGACAGACCATGGGATGGACGGGTGGAAAATTAAAGGATGAAGATCCCGAGCTCTATCTTTTGGCTAAGGTTCGTGTTCTTCAGCTAGGGTACGGCTCTGGATGGTTTAAATTTGCAGAGACTGTTAAGGCATATGGACAGACCCAGATTCTAGACTCCAGCTTTAGTCGTAAGGATGAATTAAGATTTCAGGAGTTTGCCAAGAAGTATCAGCCGGGCAAGTTCTCGGCCTATTCTAACTTAAGTGCAGACGAGCGTCGCCAATGGGTTAATGCATACATTCAGGTTCAAGATTTCAGGGATAAAAACCCAAAGATCACATCCTCTTGGAAGAATTTAGATAAGCGTCTGAAATCCGCTGCTAATGAAGGTGAAGATTTTAAAATAGAAATCCCGAGCGGGCGGACATTAAATTATTTCCGCTGTCGTCACGAACCGGATGGGGTGACCTGTGCAACTCAGAAGGGAAGCATTAGACGGACTAAAATGTATGGTGCTAACCTGTTTCAAAATTCTGTCCAAGCGCTTGCGAGGGACTGCTTCGGGTTCATTCTAAAAAACCTCTACGACGGTGCGTATGACGTTGTTTTGCACGTGCACGATGAAGTCGTCGTTGAGGTAGAGGAGGAGAACGCGGAAGAGATAAAAAACGAAATTCAAAAAATCATGATGACCGGGCCGGAGTGGATGAAAGATGTACCACTCAGCAGCGATGCGATCATCTCAAAGGAGTACACGAAATGATTATAGGATTAGCTGGTGGAAAAGGGTGCGGAAAAAGTTCTGTCGCACGAATACTTGAACGCAAATACGGTTACGAAATTCTTAGCTTTGCAAGTCCTATTAAAGACATGCTTCGAGCTATGGGTCTTCGTGATTCTGAGCTTAATGATCCGGTATTAAAAGAAATCAAGCTTGATGAGTATGGGAAGAGCCCACGCGAAATCATGCAACTTCTTGGTACTGAATTTGCAAGGAATATGATTGCTCAGGATGTGTGGATTACCGCGATGAGAAGACGGATAAACCCGCATGTAAAAACGGTCATCGATGATGTTCGCTTCGATAATGAGGCTGAGTTCATCCGAGAGATCGGCGGTACAATTCTTGAAGTCAGGCGGACTAAACTAGACGAGAACAATGATACTCACATATCCGAGGCGGGAGTGTCTGAGAATTTTATACACGGAACAATTAATAACTTAAGCTGCTACGAGACCGATCTAGAATTGGAAGTGGACAGCAAAATAGAAGAGGTGGAAACATATGGACTTATTTACAATACCTAACCTAAGCGCTAGCCAAGTATCAAAGCGCAAACCATGGGAGGTTGATTTTGAACTCCCAGAATTTAGGGATAGCAACGAATATAAACAATGGGCGGCCAGGCCGAGCACAAGGTACCTAGCTTATAGTACCTGTGAAGGCATTGACCCTAACCAGCGAGTATCGAGCAATAACCCCGTTCGATTCCTTCACGGAGTCTCGGCAGACTGGGATGCTAGATTTACG